AGTATATTATCAGGCGAGTTGGTAATATGTGGATTTGCAACAAGTGCAACAAGGAGTGGGGGGTGGATGATTTTGCCCCCGACCTTTGCGAGTGTGGTGGCGAGGTCAAGTTCATTGAGCCGCAGACCATGATTGAAGTTAACAAAGTTCTGGACGATGCGTTTCAGAAAGTATTTGGGGAGAAATGGTGATGAAAGTTGCACCTAAAACTTTTAATGAATTCGCTTGGAGTATCTCTGGTCTTACTGAAGTAATTGGTCAATCTTTTGAAACGTCCAGTGATGAAGGTAGAATTTTAAGTTGGGCTGATAACGATGGCTATTGGCTTACTTTAATTTGCGATGATAACGGCAAAGTTCACGCGATGTTTTACGATAGTATGTGTGAAAAAATGTATGTGGCTATTGGTTACTGCCGTTATCACAACATTAACTTTGAATTAAATTGGGAAGGAGAAAAATCTAATGGCGATTGAAGATGATACTATGTGTATGCACTACACACTTGAGAGGCTTAGTGACATCAAGACTGAGAGTGATTTGACTGAGTTTAAAAAAGAAATCAAACACAATCTTGGTGTTAACGAGCAATGGCGCAGGGATAACCCTGCTTACCTTGAGTTATTGGCGCAAGATGATTTTGATGTATTGAGGGCTGTTAGAACGACTAAGGACAAATATGTTCGTAGAGCCTTGGAGAAATCAAAGAACGTAAGTTCTGCTTCAAAACTATTGGGGTTGAAAAATTACCAAACCCTGCAAAACTGGATGAAAGAATTGGAGATTGAAGATAATGGACGATGATGGATTTAACACAGTTCATGTGTACCCGAAGCCAGATCACTATCCTGAGAAGCGAGAGTTTCTTGTTGAGATAGAGGGCGTTGTTAGAAAGACTTATCCGATTAAAGCTGAGAGTTCTGGTAAGGCCAGTCAGATGGCTAAGAGCGAGTTTATTATTGAGTTCGGTGGCGATAAGGACAAGATTTTAATCAACGATGTTTGGAAGAATAAATGATTGAATACTTTACAGCGTTAGTTCTTTCTTACACCTTGCACAACCATGAGATTAACACCGTTGTTTGGTTTGAGAGTGAGCAGCATTGCATGAAGGCCATGAGCAGCCGAACGTTTGATCATATGTACGATCATATGTACGAATTATATGGCAACGATATTTCTATGTGGTGCTTGCCTTCAGATGTTCAATCAAAATTAGTTAGGCCAAGAGTTCGGCCTAATTAATTATTTCGGCAAATTATATTTTCTTATAATATTCCGAACAAAAGTTTCGGTTGAAAACATTACTTCTGCAATTTTTGGTATTTTCATATTTCTGCTTAAAAAACTATTAACCATCTTTGCATTTTTAGATAGATTTTTAATCTCATCTTGTTTTTCAGCAAAAGTTTTTATTTTTATTTGCCCCCGAAGATTTGGTCTTTCTGATACGTCTAATCTATTTTGAACGCACCAGTTTCTACTGTAGAGATCCTCGTATCTTATTCTAGCAGCTTCGCTTTGGTATATCTTACCTTTTACTTGAGCCTTTAGTCCCATTATTCACCTCCATTTATGATTGCTTGTTCCTGATGATATAGATCACCGCCCACAACACCAAGAAACCTTCTTGATCCTTGATTTGTTCTTTTATATTTACCAATTCTACCTGCTTGCAACAAAGCTGTAACGGTTTTTTTGATCGTAGTTCTGCCATCATCTCTCAAGTTTGCAGCGTTTATATTTGCGTCTGGAGTTGCTGAAATAGTGTCAAAGATACTATCTTGTCCATCATGCGTCATATAAATACCCGCCTGTTCTTGCAGATCTATAAAATTAAACACATATTCTAATCTATTCCGAACAATTTCAGAACCAATGATGCTTCTAATATCCTCACTTCGATCTTCTAGCAGTCCATTGTTCGGGTTACGAATAAAATGTCTTATGTCTCGATTAGCAACACCGTTTGATTTTACGACTGCGCCATCAAATACAGTGTTTCTTGTGTAACTAATTCCAAGATTTGTGCATCTTGTTCTAGCTACGCCCTCATCCACTTGCCAAACAGCAAATGCTGATCTGACCCCATCGACAATAGCTGACGTACCCCGAATAAGATTACGAGCCTGTTCTGGCGTTGTAACAGGATCTTTATCCCTGATCTTAGCCATGTGGTGATTGACCATAACTGTAGCGCCTGTTTCTGTAGCCATTTGAGCTAACAAGCCCATAAAAGCAGCGCCTGCTGCAGGATCTGCGTTTACATCTGCGTGTACGAATGATGCCATAGGATCAATAACAATCAACGCCAGATCCTCAATCTCAAGCATTTCCTCATATATCTTTTCAAACTCTGGTGATGTAACGTAGGTATTGTCGGCCTTCATCATAATTGGAAACACTCCGCCTTCGTTTGGAAGGGGCACAACGATCAAATCATGTCTATAACCCGAACGAGTGTTCATCTTATCCAGCCTGTTAACTCGGCGATGCAGCTCATCTCTGTCATCTTCCGCCGATAATATTATGGCTGACCCGTGATGAGCAACCAAACCCCCGAAAGAATTTTGCATAGCTTCGCCCGATGCCACCTTCATAGCCAGATCCAACGTCATCATACCTTTACCACTGTCACCAGCAGCCGCGAAAACACATGGCACTCCCAACGGTATGGTGTCACCGATTAGAAATTTTTGTTCGGGTGCAGCGCCAGCGAATTGATTTCCAATAAGCAGGTTTCTATTTTTAAGAGATAATGTCTTTTTTATTTTATGATTTGGTGCGTTGAGAAACTTCGATATATCAAAAGCTTCTTCAATCGCATCAGCAGCGTCCCACTTTTTTGGCTTACCCTGTGGTGGTGTAAGCATCGTAACGGCTTTTGCCCCTGCGTTAACACCAAGCTCTTGCACTATCTTGGCTAATTTCTGACCCGCTTCATCGTTATCAGGCCATATAATAAGCTCTTTGCCGTGCAATGGAGAGAAATCAAACTTATCTTTTGTGCGCTGAGATAGCATCCCTGCGCCCCCGATAGTGCAAGTTGCTGTATGACCAAGATTGATCAGTGCATCAGCACACTTTTCGCCCTCTACCCATATGACCCGATCTGCTTCTTTGATCTGCGGTAGGTTATATAACGGCCTAGTTTCTGGTAATCTAGGGAACTGACGAAACTCTTTCTTTGCGCTGCCGTCATTATCCCGAACAATTTCACCAGTTTGATCCCGTTCGATGTATTTCCTGACAGCAACGATGATTTCACCGTCTTCTGATAGGTATAAATACTCCCCATCATATGGCGTTGAGTAGTCGATGACCCGCTTTTGTTTAATTTGTTCGGGTTGTGGTTCCTGCTGCGACTGGGCAAGTGCAGGATTTATTGGGTTCATGGGTGGTTCTGTCTTTGGTTTTTCCAACCATGTGCCAAAATGTTCGGCTACATCTTTGATTTTCCAACTGTATGCCGCCATCAGGATTTTTGTTATGCCCCCGATGCCGTCACCTGTGTTAAAGTCCATGCCTCGCATAAACTCTGAGCTAGATGGATCTATATTAATCTTGAGAGATTGACCCACTTCGCCGTTTAAAGAACCCAGATAAAACTCATTCCGAACAACTTTTCCGTTTGGATAAGCATTTTTTAAAGCATCTATTTGCACATAAGACGGAACTTTATCCGTTATCTCTGCGACTAAATCTCTCGGTTCACTACCATATCTTGTGTTGCCAATTACCCTTAATGACATTATATTGTCCTTATATACCTATTTACCTCTTCGGGGGGTAGATCATAGTCCTTTTGCCTATCCCCCGCTTTTTCTAATTATTCCAGCAAGTCTCCCTAAACTCGCAAAACTTACAGAGATAGAAATCTCTAGTTTGAGCTATGCGAGGTAGAATGTCACCTGCTTTTGCCGCAGTCAAGATATTTACAGCCTTGTCACTTGCTGACTGTGCCAACTGACGATCGAACGGCACTAACTCGTAGTAAATCTCAGATGTGTTTTTGTTTACCACTGTGAAGAGCGCAGGATGTTCCGTAAGCTCCATATACGCCTGATATAAGGCGATCTGAGTAGCGTAAACGGGATTTGCCTTGGCTACCCCCATACGCTGAAAGCCTTTCCACTTCTGATCGTTTGCTGACTTGTTTTCCCACAGACATGGATAGCCCATATCTACGTCACCGTCACAGACAACGCCATCAATGTGCCCTTTGATTTCATCATCGGCTATAGAAAAGCCAAACTGTTTTCCCATTTTATCCTCTGTTCGCAGATCGAACCCTGCATCGCGTAGCCACATTGCAGCGTAATCTTCGATATAGTGACCGAACTCGAATATCCTGAGTGTTCTTGCACTAAAGCCCGAACCCTCGTCTTGTGGATAGTTTAAGTACCGATACTGTATCTTTCTGCTGCATTCGTCACCTATGCTTGAAGCTCCCAAATATTTTCTTCGTTCGCGTTTGCTATTCTTTTCTACGATAGCTTTGTCTACTGCTTGCGATATTGCCTCTGCTTGTGGATCAGAAGGGGATACTTGTAGATGGCCAAGCGCCTGTTGACTTATAGTATTTGTCTTCGAGTGTCCCAATTTCAACTTCCTCTGTTAGTTTTGCTGCTTCCTGCAAAGCAAATATTAATACATGAACCTGATCTTCTGAAAGATCAGAGAATTTGGTATCCCAACCAAATGTTCCTAATATAAATGCCAACTCATTTATTGGCTTTGGTTCGTTACTCATACGCCCTCCTCAGTGTATTGTTTGATCTGTTTTATCTAAAATTAAATCTAATAAATCTTCTATTTCTTCAGTATCGCAATCTTTGTTTTTAAAAGTTATTTTTAATTTTACTTTATCTTTAATAGAAACATCTGCTGACCCGAACAAAACTTCGTCTTCTGATTCATTAACCTCTTCTTGAATAAGCTCATTTGTTGCATCGCTCATGTGAGCGTGTTTGTATGTATCATCGCAATAACAAACATATTCCAAATCATCTGTGTAAACCTCTCCATCATCTTTTCTTTTTACCAAGACTAAAAAGACCTCAAACCTAGCCATCACCCTGACCCTCTGCATCATCGTGCCTTAACCATAACGCAAGATCCGAAACCATGTGCTTAAATTCACTTGGTTCAATTACAGCGACTAATACGCCATTAAACCAAATTTTAAGCCCATCATCATATACTGCCCATCGCGTTTTTACGTCTTTCATAAATACCTCTCCACTGTTGTCTCAATTGTTTGCTTATTCCATAAAAAACTAAGCATACAAGCTGCCCTGTACTTCGTCCAAGAGAAGTCAAATGGCTCCACATCTACTCCCTGATTAGCAAGGTGTACTCTCTGTTTATCCGTTAATCGTTGATCTAGCCATCTTTTTGTCTTTTTGGCGGCATTGCCATCTTCAATCTCTCGCAAGAAATCATCTGCTGCTGCTGTGCATTGCACACTACCACCAACTGCGAGAACTTTTAGCTTACCTTGAGTTTTTCTACCAATTGCAACTGATACATCAGATGTATTTGCTACCCCGACAAAGCCTTCAAAACCCATAGCCATGCGCAGACTTTGATCTCCAAACATATCCATCCATCTAAATGGAGACATCTGCATTAGATCGAACTCTGTCATTTCAAAAGAATGAAGCTCTTCTTTTTCTTCTTTCTCGCCACTGTCAAAGATATGATCACAGATAGGACATATCTTAGCACTCATAGGCACAACGGCTTCGCACTCTGGACATTGCTTGAGAGGTGCTTCGCCTTTTTGTTTTTCTTCTAGGTTTACAGCATCTTCTAATGATCCATGCGTGAATATGCTTGTTCCGAAGTCCAAAACAATGCAGTCCCTTTTAACTAAATCAGGAAACTCTTCTGGATCTATTGTGCGTAAGCCACGCCCGATCATTTGAACCATTGTGGCTTTTTGAGAACATGGTCTGGTTAGAATGATGCACGACACTGGTGGAGCGTCAAATCCCTCTGTAAGTACAGATACATTAACCACAACTTGAAGATCGTTATGAACCAAATCGTAGAGCGTTTGTGCCCTCTCTGCTTTTGGCGTTTCTCCTGTGACTATATCTGCCCTGACACCTTGGTCTAAAAACTCTTCTAACAGATCTTCTGCGTGTTTTACTGTGCTGCAAAATACAACAGTCTTTCTGCCCTCTGCATGATTAAGATACTCTTCAACTACCTTTTGATTAATAACTTTGCGATTCATAATCGACTCGACTTGATCCATGTCAAAGTCATTGCCTCTGATAGCCACATCATTCAGTTTATCTTTAACTCCACAGTCAATTACATATGACTTTGGTGGTACAAGAAAGCCTTCTCGAATAAGTGTTGTAATGTCGATCTGGTGCGAACAGTTATTGAATATCTTTCGCAAACCTTTTCCATCGCCTCTGTTAGGCGTAGCAGTAAAGCCTACAATCTCTGCTTTTGGATTGTCTTCTTTAACTGTATTAATAACTTTTAAATATGTGTCGGCTGCTGCGTGATGGCTTTCATCAATCACCAACATATCGAAAGCAGGCCGATCCATAAGATTTCTATCTCTGGATATTGTTTGAACCATAGAGAATATAGTATTCCCGCTCCAGTCCTTCATTGATCCATTCACAATGCTTGTTGTGATGTATGGATTAATACGCTCGAACTTAGATTTGTTTTGATCAACAAGTTCGTCCCTATGCTGCATGACAAGAACTCTTTGACCTTTTTTAAACCTTTCACCGACAAGCGCAGACAGCATAATTGTTTTACCCGCCCCTGTAGGCGCAACAACGATTGTGTTTTTGTGCTTATCTAATGCTTTACAAGCATCATTGATAGCGGCCTCTTGGTAAGGGCGCAGTAACATATCCGAATCCACTTCAGTCTAGATGGTGGGGGGTATTGGCCTCGCCCCCCCTGTGCGAGGTCTAGCAGGTGTGGAAAAACCTGTGCCGCTAGATTTACCTATTAGCCCAACTTGGAACTGCACCTGACGTTGGTTGCGCTGCCTGTTGCGGTTGAGCCGCAGGAGCTTGCGCCATCGGTGCCTGTCCAGAAGGGATAAAATCTTTCTGGTTCGGTGTCACTGCTGCCATGAGTTTATTTTTGTCCTCATAGCCGCCTGTGCCTTTTTCAATTCCGACTTTAGCGCAAATTTCCATTCCACTCAAGTCATTAACGCCACCAATGTTTCGCCTTTGAACCGCAGTCTCTGACATATCAGATGGATCAATACTATTTGCGCTTTCGATAATTGACCTAAGAGTGGATAAACCAATCTCTTTTGCCACTGGAATACCGCTTGCACCCATCTTGTCACCGTCTAGAAAAATACGATGCCAGAACTTACGTTTGTCATATTCACCGCCAACGACTGTGAACTCTAGTTCCATCCATTTGGCGTTGGAAGTTTGAGATTTTTTAAACCACATTCCATTACCAAACTCTGAAATTTCAATATCACCCATTTTTACCACGATGATTGCACGACATACTGTTCCGTTTGGAATAAGTGTGCGTGTTTGTGTTGGTGCCTCTGACACCGCTGCGTTATTTAGATTCAACATTTTCTGTCCCTTCTGTTAAAATCTGTTGACTGGGGTTCACAAAGTTTAATTGTTTCTCTGTGTTTCCCCCTTTACCCATTTTCTCAATAAGTTTACCAAGATGTGGCTCTTCAAGTGTATCGAGCCTACCAGAACGATCCTTTGCAGGATAGCCCCACTCATTTAGAGCATCGCAAACGAAGGCACGAAAAGAGCCGTTCTCGCCTCCCAAGACTGCCATCGTAAGAACTTCGTCCACGATGCCCGGTAATTCTTTGCCAGTTTTGGAACCTTCGATCTGAAGCGCATATTGTTTACGCCCATAATCGTCAGTGTATTCATCTAGAATACCAACAAAGATTACGTTCTTATCACGAATGTGTTGAAGGTGTGTAAGCCACGCCATCATTTCGCGTCCATGCATACCATAAGCTGCACGAGTATCTAGCTTGCCAGTTCTATCTGATCTAGACTCTGGTTGTTGCTGACACCATTGAAAGCACAAACGTCCTGCAACTGTAATTGAGTCAACAAACAACGTTTCATACCTATTTACGTTTTCTTCTGGATCACCATATATCTGACAGACACCTTCATAATGCGCCTGACTATAGCATTGATCTTCATGTAATGATGGATTTGGACCACCAATATAACAAGCAAAATCACGACATTCTGCCCACGTTTGTGGACGAATGACATCAATAGGGTGGCCTTCAATAGCCGCATCCCCTGCTTCTAGATCCATAAACAAAGTTTTTGATGGATCAAGAGTTTTTGCTAATGTTGTCTTACCAACGCCACTAGCACCACAGACTACGATCTTATGACCGCGCTTTTCTGCAAGCCGTTGTTCGGCTGTAATAATTTGTAAACCCATTTATTTATCCTCTTCGAATGAGAAAGCACCAAGCTCTACCGTTCTACAGTCTTGTAGCTGATTTTTAATATCTGGTGGAGCGGCTGTGTATTTGCGCTCTTCTACAGAAAAAACAACCTTTCCGTAGTGCTGCGCATTTTCTGGTGACATCGTATTAAGCTGATCACGAAGTTTATCTTGATCCCAAGTCACCTTCTTACGAACCGTAGCTTTGAACTTTTTGTTATTATCCACGATTGTAGTCGTACCAAAATCTTTACCATCGGCTCGTAAAGCATCACGAACCTGTTGTAGCCAAGTATCTTGGATTTGTTCATTTAGATCATAAAGCTCTTCTTTAAGCCCTGCGATCACAACGCGCAGTTCTTCCCTGCGCTCAAGTAATTGATTGCTCATGGCAACCTCCACGTTAAATTTTAGACAATTCAAGTTATGGCAAAGTATGGGAAATGAGTCAAGAATTTTTTTTAGATAAATATATATCTATATCAAAAACAGCCTTCATCAGCTTCTTTTTTAGTTTAAATTCAGGGGTTTCTACGCCTTTGGCATCTTCGACAATATGTTCCCAAATACCATCTGCGGTCTCTTTATTGTATTTAAAGTCAGCTATATACGCACAGATTTTTTGATTGTTTACCATGATATTGTAACGAGGTTGTAGCTCTAAATTTTTGATTCGTTCTGCCTTTTCAAGAGACTTTAAATAGAGGTAACGCTCTGATTCCCATTTAGAGTCAAATGTAATTCCATGTACGGTGGTTTTCTTATTACCATACTTTGGTCTTGACCTTTTTGACTTGGGATTATATCTTGGTTTCAAGTACATTATGGGAGTTATGCTAGTGCCTGCAACTACTAAATACAAGTCTATAAGCGTTTCTGTGGAAACTTATAAGAAAATAGTTCAGATGTCGCAAAAAAAGCGTAGGAATATTTCGCAACAACTTTCTTTGATTGTTGACGATGCTTACGACAAACAAGGCTTTATACCGCTTCACGAGCCGATACGATCTGTTTCTGGCGGACTAAGCGCCGTTATAGAAGACTAAAGCAACCCTGCACTTCCTAGACCACCAAGCAATGTGGCGGCTACTGCAGGGTTTTCTTTTGCCCTTTGCCTTATGTTTTGATTCGAAATCGGTTGCCCCTGTGCTGTATTAACAGGCGGTAAAACTTGGGGCACTGGTGTCGATGTTCTTGTGGGTTTTTGTGAACTAGGAAAGTTTTCCTTCATTACATTCTGAGCCAAAGCCTCTACTTGCTGTTTGGTTTCTTCTACACCCTCATCTATTAATTGTGCAGGGGTTTGTGTAGATAAAGAAGCGAATGAATTAGCAAGCAGAGTTCCAAAAATTTCTGCTTTAGTTTTTGCATCAGCATTACCAGTCATTTTTTTATACTGACTTAATATTGATCTATATTGTGGAGCGGAAGAAAATAATCTACCAACAACAAATAATCTAGCTATTGTTCCTAAATTCTCTAATGGTTTTGCAGCTACGTTAGCAGCAACAAGATCACCACCTTCTGCGGCTTTTGAGTTAAATACCATAACTCTACCAAAATCATTCATATCTTTAGCCATTTCTTTTCCAAAAATAGAATCTAATTTACCTGTTTTATATTCATCTTGAAGTCTTTTACCAAAGAGCTTGAATTGAGATGGATTAGTTAAAAATGTATCACCAAAATCACCTACTATATTATCAATATAAAAAGATCTTATCTTGTTAAGATCTTCTGGTTGATCAAAATATTTTATAAGTCTTTCTACGTCTACGTCTCTAGTTCCTCTATCAGCAATAACTTCTGCTGCCGCAGTTGATGTTAATGAATCATCTTGTAAGGCTTTTAAAGCTCTACTTTTATTAATTGCTGATTGCTCGTCCATAACTGACTTCAAGTTTCTTAACAAACTTATCGCAGGTTGATCTGCTCCTGCTAAAACCACACTATCAATCATCCCTTCAGATACATTAGATAAACTTAAAACGTTCATTTGTTCGGCTAATTTTTTTATCTCTGCAGTGTTTTTTCCGAACAATTCATCGGCTGTAGAACCAAGTTTCTCTATTTCATCGTAAAATTTATGAGTGCTAAACGCCCCAGATTTTCCTGCTTTAGTAGATTTTTTAAACGTATTTCTTAGCCATTCAGATGCCATTCTTGTTTTTATTGAATTAAAAACTGAATCTCCACCTACGGCTTTTGCTGCATCTTTTAATAATTTAGGATTATTAGGCTTTATTAATGTACTCATTGCACCAGCAACATTTAAATCCTCTCCACCTTTAACCGCAGAGACAAGACTTCTAATTCCTAAACTTCCGTTTATTTTTTCAAATACCTCAATACCTTCTTTGAAATTTTTTCTTGCTATTGGTATTTGTTTTGCCGCAGCTCTATACAAAGCTCTTTGTTCTTTTGTTAAATCTTCTCCTGTGCGGCGAAGCAATTTATTTACTTCTTTTATTTCAAGCTTATTATCAATTCTTTTTAAAAATTTATCTTTAACATTTGCAACATTAGATGAACCATATCTTGATAGCCATGTGTCGTTTATGTTTTTTCTAGCTCGGTAAAGTTGAGAGAAAGAAGCCATATCGGGCAAATTAACTATGTCTTCCAACATACCTTTGGCTATTCCCTGATTGCCACCACTTACTCCGCTAAACTGATCTAATCTGTCTTTAGCATCTTGCTTTATAGATCGAATACTAAACAAGGGTTGATTGCCAGAAGCATCATCTATCAACTTATTAATTGTAGAAAATTGAGCCTGCATATCATCATCAAAAGCTTTATAAGCTGTGGTAAAGATACCAAAAAGATCGTCATCTATTGATTGATCTTTTCTAGCAGCAGCTCCTAAAGATTCATTAGTTTGTTTGAAAAACTGTATAACGTCATCAGATATTGATTTTCTCACTCGTTCTACAGAGCCAGATCCTGTTTTTGCTGCCTGTGTTAATATATCCGCTACTTCATCTGGAGTTGATGCACCATAAGCACCCTTAAACTCCTCTAACTGATTAATAATTGCTTGGTGATTTTGTCTAAGTCTAGGTGATGTCCCTATGACTTTTTCACTCATAGCTTGCTGCCTAGCAACTAATTTATTAGCACCAATTTGACTTAAAGTTGGTTTAATCCCGAATTTATCTATAGACATACCAGAGAGATTAAGCTGTTCTGGAGTTAAATCTTTTCCGGGTTTACCAAAAACTCTTCCAATAGTTTTAAAAACAATTTGTCCTCCACCTTCAGCTACCCCAGCAATTAACGCTTCTTTTCCCGCTGCTTTAAAAACATCTCCAGCCGTTTCGCTTTGAGTTCCTTCAATGACTTCTTGGCCCTCTTCGAGTAATTTAGCACCACCAGTACCAAGCCCCGCACCAATTGCAGCACCTAAAATAGGAATAGGTATAGCTGCTTGTCCTGCTATAGCGCCACCAACACCACCTATTAATTCTCTTCCTAAACTAGATAAATCAGCAAAATCAGCTCTACTGAAACTGCTTTCATCAATCATAACATTACGATCAGAGTCTACACCGAACTTCTTTGCGCCTGAAGGGGTTAAGGCTAATCTACCTCTTCTATCCCTTGTAAACTCAGTCTCTAAAAGACCCATAGATTTTAAAGCTAGTTTTTCATCTTCAGGCGTATCTGCACGACTAAGTTTTCTGCGCAACTCAAGATCTTGAATCCCAGTTTTATAATCAAATAATTTTTCGTCTTTTTTTGTTTCTGCAGCTTTTTTTCTTTGAGGTGCTTGTCGCAATATAATTCTTTGGATTCTAGATTGCTCTAAAGCTGTTGGGGTATTTCCCTCAATTTGAAATCGCAAAATTCCATCATCTGTTTGGACGTTTACAAATCCCATTTTTAAACACCTGTTCTAATATCATAGTCAATTATTGTTTGACCATTTGGTCCTTCTACAATGGTAGGCTCAAAAACAGAAATATTTCCAAATTTTTCAGAAAACAGTTTTACAACTTTATCATAATCGGCTGTTCCTTGTTCATTTCCTCTATAACTGTTTCTGTTCATAAACATATCAACGATTTCATCTAATGCACCTTGAGATGTTGAAAACAATTGTTGCATTTCGCCCACAGACATAATTGCTTTATCAATATCTTGAAATGTTTCAAATTGCCCAAGAGCAGCCTTTATGTCTTTAACATCTACATTAGAAATACCATTTCCCGTTTCTTGAGCAATAAACTTTTTGAATCTTGTTAAAACTTGTCCTTGCAAAACTTTTAATTGTTCAGTTAAAGCTAAATCATCTCCACTAGGATATGGTATATTCATACCCATAGAGTTACCTACACTTATAACGCTTCCAAGAACGCCTTGTAGAGCAGTTCCACCAATATTTCCTTCTCCTTGATCTTTTAATTGAACAAGAAGACCTTCCATTTGACGTAGAATATTTATTCCTTCGCCTGTTTTTTTGTAAGAGTCTGCTACTATTCGGGCATCAAACTCTGGAGAAGAAAAAACACTTCTTCCACCAAATTCAAGATCCTGCCCCATACCTATATTTACTTTTTTAGCACCGACTTCTATTGTTTTTTGTTCAGTATTTTTTAGTGCTTCTGTTAATTTTACTTCGTTACCTTCTAAAATAGCTTCATCAACAAGTAACTGTCTGTCTCTTTTGAATTCTAAATCTTTTAATAAAAGTTCTTTTTTAAGAGCGGCATTAGAAGCTATAATAGCATCTCTAGCATCTTCATCAGATTTTATTTGTTGCAGCGCATACTTACCTGCAGCTATTCTACCTTGCTTGGCTTCATCTTTAGCTTTTTCTAACGCAGGCATAGCGGCCTCTCCCGCTTTGCCTGTTTCACTAAGAATACGACCTACGTTAAAACCTTTACCTGCTCTATTTTGCATCATAGCAAGACCAAAAGCCATTAAAGCCGAACTTTTGTCTACTTTTCCAGTTACATCTATACCAGTAGCTTCTGAAAATTCTTTTTTATATTTTTTAAGAGCTTCTTCTCTATTTACAGCATCAGGAACATCTTTTCCTAAAATTTTCATATATTCTTCTACACTGCCATCAACCAGATTTTGTAATGCAGCCCCTTTTTCTTTTGGGTCTTTTGGAGATTCTTCTGTTATTTCTCCCGAAGGCATACCTTGTGCAGCCGCTATTTTTTCTTCTTGCTCTCTAAACTCTTTTGTCTCTTGTTTTCTTTTATCTGCTGCTTCTGCTGCTCTTTCTTCTTGTGTTTTTGTTCTTCCAGCTTCTCCCATAGGCATGGTTGCATAATCAGGAGATGGAATTTCAGACTTTTTTATTAATTTAGCTATTTCATCAAGAGGGCTATCTGCAGCTATGGATGGGTTTTTTTCTATTAATTTAGCAATTCTGTTGGCTTCAGAATCTCTTTTATCTTGTCGAACTTTATCTTCGCCAAGTCCTTTTGGAGAGGGGGGACGTAAAAAGGAATCAATGCCATAACGTCTTTGAGCGGCTTGATAATCTTCTAACGCAGACCCAACATCTTCGGGAGCAAGAATTTTGCTCATTTCATCAGCTTTCATTGATTCCAATATTCTTCGATCTATTTGAGGATTTACAATTCTAGGGTCCATATCACCATCAATTTGACCCTTTCTCATTAATCTAAGATTATCAATGTCCTTTATAAGAGATGTACTTGGACCTAACCCTGCTCCTTCTTCCTGAAATATAGAGCCTAGGCCCCTGTTTTTAGGATTAGATATATAAGACTCGTATAATTTTTTAGGGTCCAAAGTGCTATTCACCATAATTGTTCGCCTTATTTCTAAGCTCTGTTAATGCCTTGAAGTGTAGTATACGCTCCAAGTCCAGCCATTACTGGATTAGTTTGATAAGTAGGTTGCTGTATTGTGCTATAAAGACCCGCAGAAGGTGTTCCAGACAACGCACCATATGCGTAATTATATGGCAATAAAGCCTGCTCAGTTGCCCTTTGTTTTTCCTGTCTATTTGTATCTTCTATTGTTTGTCTAAATCCACGTTCTGATTCTCCTACACCTTGCATATAGGCTAGATCCGCAGGAGCCATTGCACCGTACACACGACCAGTATCAGCCGCTTGAGTCCCAATAGATCCATAAGATTGACCTATACCACCAACAAGTCTACCTGCCTCTTGTGTGGCTTTTTGAGCCTGCGCATAGTTTTTCATTCTTAAATCAGCAGTAGCTTTACGCTTTGCGTCTAAAATATTACGTTCAATCTCTGCTGTTTGAATACCCTGTCGAGAACCACCGAATGCCCCTGCTTGTATGGCTTTATCAGCAGCGCGATTTTGAGCAACTAAACCTTGGCGATCAATGTCTAGCTCTACTTCGTCTATAACATTTTTTGTATATGGGTTCATAAAGTCTGTAACTTTTTGCTCATCTGTAAGAAGAGCTTTAGCATCTTTAAAAGCTCCCAGACCTTCTTTTAAACCTGTTTGTGCTTGAGCAAAGTAAGGATCTGTACGTTGCATAAAGTCAGGTATTCTATCTGCACCTGCAGCAAATTGACCAGTTACTGGATCGTAAACACCTTTTGAGTCTTGTTGAAGATATTGTGACCCAAAAGTCTCAAGCCCAAAATCTACAATTTGACCTGTGTCTGGATCTCTACCGTACTGACCCGCTAATTTATATTGAGGTATTTTAAAATACTGTGGATCTTGAATAAGACCGCCAGAAAATTCTTTAGTAGTATCATCATATGAGCCGAATATTGCATCTAAGAGTGCTTTTTCCCTTAATTCTAAATACTCTGGGCGGCGGTTTATTGTTGTCATTGGATCAGACATATTTACGCTCCTTGTGATGCAAGTTTATTTTGCATGGCATATGCTCTCTCAATACCTTTATTGAGATCTCCACCACCTAAACCTTTAACAGCATCTTTTTTCAATACAAATTCCCCTGCCATAAGCATAGCAGGTACATCATCTTTTTGACCAGATCCTTCAGATGGCATAATACCACCGTTTCTTCGAGGGAAATATTGCCCATCAACGGTGCCGCCAGCAGCTAGTCGTTTTGGTATATTTATATTTACTGACCCCTCAACACCACCAAAAGGTCTTCTAACTGGATCTTCATCATCAGAACTAAATAATTTGTCTGCTAATAAACTAGCAAGCATACTGGCCCCTGCCTCTCCGGGAACAGTATTTAAAAGACTTGCAAGACCCCCTTGCGGATCAATTATTCCAGCCTTTGCTAAACCAGAAGCAATACCCAAGGTTCCCTTTGCAGGCTCTAAGCTTGCTATGCCTTGTTTAGCTATATTTGCTGGTGATGTTTGTTGTTGTACCGCTTGAGATATTGCGTTTTCTGCCTGTTTATTAGCAGCGGCATTTTGTAAAGCAGACATTTGTTCGGCTTTTTCTCCAAAAATACCGGGAGTTCCTAGTCCTCCTGAAAGAAGACTACCTAATCCAGCGTATTTTATAGCGTCTTTTGTATCGGCTCCAAGAGCTTTACTAAGAAGAAAATTAGTGGCTAAACTTGCAATTGGATTGCCGCCACCACCTAAAAATGAAGCGCCAATTTTAATTATATCTGATAAAGCCATTTATCTCTCCAACAAAATATATCTTATTTTAGCACCAATGTACTAAGATATCCACTCGTAAATCTTTTTTGTTTCTTTTACACGATGATCTAACCCAGTGTAACCACCGTTTATACGTTTAGTTAGCCTTTTAATAGTGTCATCATTAACACCTTCGTCACATATTTTCCATAGATTGTTCTTTTTGAAAAACCATAAAGCCGTGTCCATTGCGTAGTCTTCTTCCAACAAATGCGGGTTCTCTAAAACCTCTGGTACACGCATATCTGATGCAAAAGATCTGACGTTGTTATATCCGGTCAATTGCAAAAATCCGCGTCCAATGTAGGCACTGGCTTTTTCTTTTGTATCGTTCCCCATCCTGTCAAAATACACGTTCTCAGCCAGTGCTTTTGGGTTTCTGGCAAACGGCTCCGCGCTTTCTTCTGTAGGAAAACGGCTAGGCCAAACCTTCATCATAGCATCTACAGAATAGTTTAAGTTTTCTCTTGTATATTTAAATGTTCCGCTTTCATGCACCACTTGGCCTAGCAAGTGTGCCCCTCTTTCTGGAGATAACTCATGGTGAGCCACTATAGCCTTGGCTGTGTTGGGGCCGAACGCACCGTCTGGAGTTACACCACACTTTTCCTGCAACATTTTTAATGCTTCAAACGCCATCAGATTCATTCCTTTTTGCCATAAGATCTTCAAGGTTCTTTTCTTTAGTGCCACCGTCATATGACCAAGCGTAACCTTTATCTATCATAATTTGGTTAATAGACTTTGTGTCTTCGTCTGATTTGTACAACCAACCAAGCATACGACCAAATTTACCGTCTTTTTCAGTCTTTACGGTAAGCTTTGTTGCTTCCAAAAGGTGCATTTCTAAAAACTCTGTGGCCTGATAACCCATCTTTTTTTCTGCCAAATCTTTAGTTCTTTTTTCTGGTGTATCTATACCAGCAAGCCTTACACGTTCTTTTTTGGTAAGATCGAAACCAAGATCTATGCTGATGTCTATTGTGTCACCATCAACAACTCTGTCTACAGACTTTACAAAATAAGTATACATCATTTTTTCCTAACGAATTGTTTGTACCCTTTCACACCAAAAGAGGCTGAAATTGCAATACCCAAGCTGTAAAAATACCAGTCCGGTGCCTTATGAAGCTGTTCAAAGCCTCTGTCTACAATGCCCTCGGCACCCGGTACGAAGGCTAAAATTAATGGAATACTTAGAACAATTACAAAAAATTCGTCTTTCCATGACGATCCGCTGTTCTCGGCCATGACGCGCTCCCAATCGGCAACGCTTGTCTTTTCAGACAGTAGAATCTTTGCTTTCGCTTCGGCTTCTGTAAGTTTTAATTTGGCTTCCGCCGCTTGCTTAGTAGTCTTGGCATCAATCCATGATCCTGCCAGACTCGCTAGTGGTGTTAAAAACTGTAACATTATTTGTTAGACCCCATGTTGGTAAATCCATAATAAGCTCCCACTATAGCAGCGATACTGACATAATAAATATTACTCATGCTTGCCAACATTACTGAAGCTTGTGGCAGCTCCATGTACTCAGTAAATATTACACCAAACGGAAATA